CTTCTTGCAAAGCGAGGGCGCGCTGGACCACCTTCCGCGAAGGACATTCTTCGGCTAAGGCGCGCGTTGCCGCCAGTTCCGCCCGGAACCACTCCCGTAAAGCCGCGACCTCATAGGTAGCCGCCCGTCCCCCCCCCCCCCACGCTTGACCCATCAGCACTTTCCCCTTTCGTCTGTCATCATACGTTAACAATCCTTCATCTTTCAAGGGTGTTGCGATCGATTCCAAAAAATAAATTCCATTCTGGTATTGACATTTTATGCCATTCTGGTATTTATTCCTCCTATAATGGAGGAAGGAAAAATGGGAATTTGCAACGCGCAGGACGCCGCTGTTGCCGCGATCGAGGCGCAAGCCAGGAAAACCGCGGTCGCGATGCTCGGATATCGCGTCGGCGACTACGTCCGGGAGCCGCGGCAGCTCGACGCCCTTGAGACCGATCCATCCCGGCCCCGCCTTTCGACGCTCCCCCCGAAGAAGCTACGCTATCGGCTCGCCGTGCTTCTTGGCGAAGAACTGACCACCCCCCGCCGGTACATGGGAATGGGCGGCGAGACGATCCAGCTTAACTTGCGCGCCGCCGTCATCTACGCCGAAGGGCTGTGTGAGATCGAGGAAAAGGAACGCGCGCCATGAGCAGAATTTTCATATGGACCATGCTGGCGATGGCCGTGGCCGTCAATGCGGCCCATGCCGCGCCATCGAAGCTATTGTTCGAAACGGACATAGCGGCCTTTTATACCTGCGCGGATAGAGCGAGGGTTGCCGCGAGAAATCTGCATAATGGCAATTTTCCTCTTTGGAACTGGGCCAAGAATACGTTGTTCCCGTCCAGCGCTGAGGCAATACAAACTCACGACTATAAGATAATCGCATGGACATGCGATACGTATTTTAAAAATGTCGAAGAGGCGATCTTTGGCCCGATGCCACATTTTCCGAATTCGCTTACAAACCTAGGAGTAAACGAACCGCCATCAACGTATGAAGTGGTGATAGGCTGGTTAATCGAATGGATAAAGATCGATGAGGTTGAAACACAACGGAAATGACCCCGATCGGCCCCCTCGTCGACCAGAAGAACTTCCATCTAATGATGGTTGCAATCCATCGTAGCTGGGCGCTGGACTATATGCGCCGCGGGCAGTCGCAGAAGGCGAAAATGCAGTTTCGCGCGGCGCAGCGCCGTCTTGACGAAGCAAGAGCCGCGCGGCTGAAAAACTCAGAGGGGTGTTCGTAATGAGTAGCACCGAGGATTTTGGCCCAAGGAGCCGCCGCTTTACTAAGCCCGCTTATGAGCACGGCGGCGAAATCGACTTGCGCGATAATAATCGCGTGGCCTTTCTTGTCGCCAGGCGCACCGAACTCAAAAATCTCGAAACAGCCGCGCGGTACGCCGCCGAGGAAAGAAGCGTGATTGACGAGGAGCTGATCGCCCTTCTTGGCAACGCCGACCGCGGTTTATTGCGGGACGGCGGCTACCTCGAGGCCCCGGTCACACATCGCCTCGGCTATGCCGTCAAACCCACCATGTTCAGAACTGTCAAGATCAAGAAGGCAAAGGACAAAGCACAAGATGAACACGAACCCTATTGAAAATGGGAGACAAGTTGCCGTGACGCCCTCCCGCGCGTCAATCACCGAAACCATGGCGTCTAAATATGGCATGTCGGCGGCGCCGTTCGAGGCCACGGTGCGGGCCATGTGTTCGCCGCCTGGCAAGGCGCTTACTCGCGAGGAATTCGCCACGTTCTTGCTCACCGCGAACAAGTACAACCTCAACCCTCTGATGCGCGAGATTTACGCGCTCCCAAAAAAAGGCGGCGGGATCATCCCAACTGTATCGATCGATGGATGGATGCACTTAGCCAATGCCCATCCCGCATTTGACGGCCTGGAATTCGAAAGCGATTTCGATGACGACGGCACGCTCATTTCGACGACATGCATTCTCCATCGCAAGGACCGGGCACATCCCACCCGGCTCACCGAACTTTTTTCAGAATGTTTCCGTGATACGGACCCATGGAAGGCCATGCCAAATCGGATGCTCCGCCATAAGGCCGCAATTCAGGCGACGCGGTATGCCTTTAGTTTTGCGGGCATTTACGATGAAGACGAAGCCGCGAGATTTGCGCAAGAGGTCCCGGCCGCCGTCGCATCCCTTAGGGCTAACCACGTCCGCGCCGAGGAATATCCAAAGGACGAAAGCAACGTGCCGGAAGCTCCAAAACACGACGTGGCAGAACTCACCACGGACGAGGCCGCGGGCCGCCTCAAGGACATGCTCGACGCGCGCGCGGCCGAACTCCCAAGAGATCATACGGTATGGCTCGAAGCCCTAAAGGCCGAGGCTCACGTAAAGGCCCAGCAAGGCTTCAAACTCTTTTCTCAATGGGCAAACCATCTAAACAAGCCCGAGGCCAAACTTCTTGCACCCTATATGGATTCCTATCGCCAAGAAGCCACCTATGCGGACAACGCGGATAAAGGACAGGAATCCGCTTAAATGAGCCGGCGCCCCGCCCACTTCACCCAAGCTATGGCTTCCGCATGAGCCAGGATATTTACCACATGGGGGATGTTGCCGAGAAGCTCGGCAAGTCCCGGCGCTGGCTGCAGGATTTCCTTCGCGAGAACCCTTGCGGCCGCATGGCCGGCAGAACGCGCTTGTTTACCTCGGCCGATCTTGCAACACTGATCGACGCTCTCCCGAAAGTGGAAGCCGCACGATGCCTCTCTCGCTCGTCCCGCCAAAACCTGACCGCACACCGAACTATCGCATCCGTGGAACGTACCTCGGAATCCGAGTGGACCGAAGCGCTGAAACTCGTGACAAAGCCAAGGCGCGCAAGCTGCTCGCAGCCATTGAGACAGCGATCGAACGTGGTGCTTTTGCACAAAAGCCAGCCCTGACTCTGGCAGCGGCCGTGACATCATATATCCAGGCGGGCGGCGAGAGCCGCTTCCTAGGGCCGATCTTGCGATATTTTGGGAAGGGCGCGACGGTCGACGAGATCAATCAGGCGGCGGCCGACGCAGTGGCGGCCGCCATCTATCCGCGGGCGAGGCCAAGCACGCGCAATCGTCAATTCTACACGCCATTGCTTGCCGTTCTAAGGCACGCCGGGATAACGGCGATGATCAAGCGCCCCAGGGGCGCGGCGGGGAATGCCCGGGCGGCCTGGTTGCGCCCTGAGCAATTTGAAAGGCTCGCCAAGGCGGCCGCGCGGGAAGATTTGGAATTTTCCTGCCTTGTGACGCTCTTGTGTTTCACCGGCCTCCGGCTCGGCGAGGCGCTCGGCCTCCGGCGCCAAGATATAGACCTCGATCAATCCGCTGCTTTTTGCGGGAGGACCAAGAACGGCGAGCCGCGCCTCGTCTATCTACCGCCGCGCGTCGTCGCCACGTTGGCGAATCATCCGCGCGGGCTCGATCGCGACGAGAGGCTCTTCCGCTGGACCAAGAACGGAGAGTTATATTTGCTAGCCGAGAGGTTCTATGGGGCCGCCGGCGTCGATCATGGCGGGGCACCGTTCCACATTCTGCGCCACACCTACGGCGCCTGGATGACCAGGATAGGCGCCGATCTCGTTGCCACTGGCGCTTGGAAAAGTGCCACGGCCGCGCGCGGTTATCAGCATTTTTCGTTCAGCGAGGAAGCGCGAAAGGCGGACGCGCTGCCAGGCTCGGGACGTGCGCCACACGTGCGCAAATGAATAAGCTATTGAATATAAATGAGAAAAACTCCCTTGGTAAGGGAGAGGCCGAGAGTTCAATCCTCTCTCGCAGCACCCAGCAAATCATTGATTTATTTGCCACTTGCTATTTTGCGCACATTGCCTGTCCGGCAGTTGATAGCGGAACGGCGCAAGAACAAACACGTGCGGGACGTGCGCCACACGTGCGCAATGTTCATGAGTCGTTCGCTAGCGGCAATGATACGCAGTTACCAAGAATTGAAGGATTACACGCTATGACCGAGGCCCAAGAGCGCGAATTTATCGAGGCGATAGCTAAAAGGTTCATGGAAGCCAGACTTATTTTCGCGACCGTCAAGCCCCTCATCGAGAAGGCGATCGCCGACGCCGTGTTCGAATATGCCGAGACCGGGCTCTGGCCGGACGAAAGCAAGAGAAAATCATGCGAGTAAAATGCGAGGTCGAGGAAATCGATCTAGACGGCGATTACGGTGGTCAGATCGAAAGCGTAATGGCAACTTGCTCAAGATGCGGCCATTCCACGGAAAGTTACGGCACCTCTGAGGAGTCTATCAAACGGTGCCTCGTCCTCCTCCGCCAGGAATGCCCAAACGAGGAAAGCAACTTCTATGTTGCCGATAATGAATAATGTTCATGAGTCGTTCACTGTTGCCAGAGTGGTATTTTCGAGTTACCAAAATGGAATGGATGGTCTTCTCCGCAAGATCGCGTTGGCGCGGCGCGCAAGGGCGCGGCGCTTCCGCGAGCGCAAAATGAGCGCGGGCGACGAGGCGGCGCCGCCTTCGCACATGAGCCGCGCCTCGCGGGCCTATGCCGACGGCTATACGGCGGCGTTCCAAGGCCTTCGCGCCGAGGATGATATGAGGCGCCCGGACATCGACGGGGCGACCTCGGCCTATGAAGCTTATGTGGCCGCCCGAGATCGCGACGAGTATAATCGCGGGTATTTGGAGGGCGACGCGGCGCGGCGGGGGGAGGTATGACCGACGAAGTCCTCGATTTCCTCCGCGAGAAATTTACCCGCCTCGATAACCGCCTCGATCGCATCGAGCTGCGTTTGGGAGAGGTAATCTTACGCCTCGGCCAACTGGAGCGCGATATCGCATCGATCAAGGTCGATCTTGCGAACCTGCAGACGCGCATGGATAATTTCGACCAGCGCCTGGCCCGGGTCGAGCGCCGGCTCGATCTGCAAGAAGCCGAAGAAAAATGAGCCTCAAATTTTTCGGTTAGTTTACCGTTGAAAGACACGGCGGCTGCGGCTATAAGCGAATCGCCCGCGATTCTGCGGGCGCAATCCCCCAACAAAAGGAGCACTACATGGCAGGGCGTCAGGTCATGATCATCGGCGAAATGTTTGACCCAAGCCTCAGCGTCGGCGGCGGCCCCGTCTATCCGCCTCCCGGCGTCCCGACACATCCGATCGCCCCAGGCGGTCCAGCGTGGTGGCCCGGAAGCCCGCCGCATCCCATCCCGCCGACCGTATGGCCGACGCCGCCAGGAGGTGGCACGGTCCCTCCGGGTTTCTGGGGAGGCGTCGCGCCGCCACATGTCGATATTGGCTTTCCCAGCCCGCAACCCGGCCCGTCACACCCGATCGTGCTGCCGCCGGGAACACCGAAGCCGCCACTGGGCATATGGTCTGAGCCGATCCTGCCGCCGGAAATCTGGGGGCCGAACGATCCTCGCCCGACCCAGCCGATCTACATTTGGGGCGATCCGATCAAACCAGCAGAAAAGCCCGAAATTTTGGACTGGCACGCGGGATGGTCTATTCGGACCGGCTGGGTAATTTTTGCCGTTCCGAACGTTCCGGCACCGACCCCAAGTAAGGCCTGACTACTCGTCCTTTTGCCCCTTGAAATACATCGCGACGATCGCTGAGAACGCCGCAATCAGGGCGCCGACCAGGATATCGCCGCCTTCCGACACCTTGCCGACGAACATGTAGGCGATCGTGCTTATGAACGCGACGACAATCAAAAACGCCATGAAGTCGCGGGTCGGGACGCGGAACGCCGGCCCTTGGCGGATCGCTTGATAGACCAGCAACATGATGAACCCGACGATCAGGATCATCCCGGCGATCGCGGCCGGCCCGATCGGCAACGGCTTCAGCGCCATCTCGTCCATCGCTAGGCGCCCCCTTTCCGCCACGGCACAACACGGCACTCCACATCACCGCACAACACGGCACAATACTGCACTGCACATCACGTCACAACATCACTTGCTTTTCCCGCGCATGGACCCCTTTCCCGAAGGCGCCGTCCGGCTGGCCGCGACTTGCCGCGGCGTCGAGGGCGAGTGCGCCTTGCTCGACGTCGGCGCGGCGTGCGCGCACATGTCGTTGACCGGCTTCGAATTCACCGCGGGCTTGGCGTAATGGTCGGGCTTGTCGGTGAGTTTAGGCAATTTCGATTCCTTTCTTGAACATCGCATATTCCTTCCGCCGCCGCCCCTGAATCTCCGGCGGCTTGTTCCAAAACAAAATGGCTTCCGCCGCGCTTAGATGGTCGCCAGCATTGAGCCGCTTGACGACGGTCGAGCTCTTGAAGCCGCCGGCGCCGATGTTGAAGGCCAGCGACACCAGCGCGTCGAATTGCATTTGCGAGATCGGTACCGTGACAGATTCATTCACCGCCTTTTCGAAATGCGCAAGATCGCGCGCCAAAATCTCGTGCTCCTCGTCCCGTGTGATGGTCATCCCCGCACACGGCACCGGCGGGCTGCCGGCCTTCGCCGAATGGCCGATGCCGATCGTCCAGACCCCGACCGAGTCCTTGTAGGCGGTCAGCCTCGACCCCTCAACCTCGATCAGGTGCTTGCGTCCGGCAAGGCTCATATGCATCGCTCAGGCCGCCGATTATCCGCGCGGCTTCGGCATGAACTTCGAGCTTTGGCTTTCCTTGCTCATCCGGTCGAACCGGCTGCCGCGCTCCTCGCGCTTGGCCTCGCGCTTGCCGCCGGCCTCCTTGCCCTTGCCTAGGACCTTGTTCGCCTTGGCGAAGATCTTGGCCTTCAGGGCCGGCGAGGCGAATTGCGAGGCTCGGGCCTTCGCATTTGCGGCGTGCGCTTTATCGGGAATTGGATAGGAGCGACCCGGCCCGGCGAATTGACTCGTCGGGATCTTACTTCTTGCCTTTGCTGTGAGTTTTGCCATGTGATTTCGCCTTTCCTTTTGGGTTCGCGGTGTGGAGAGCCGCGGCCACCGCCTGCCGCTGTGGATGACCGGCGGCCACCATTTCACGGATGTTTTTACTAATCACGCTGCGGGATTTGCCCTTGGAGAGCGGCATCAGTTTTTCTCCGGGGATGGCGCTGGCGTCTCCGGCGCCGGCCCTGGAGCCGCCGGCAGCGACGTTTTCGGCTGGTGCTGAATTTCATTCTGCAGCTTGGCGATCGTCGCGGCGACCTCGGCATATGGGCGCGACGTCAGGATGCGGCCGATTTCCTCGACCAGCGGCCCCGATAGGACAACGCTGGGAGGGAGGCCGCCCGCTTGCGCCATTGCCGGCAGCGGCCAAGATAGAGCGATGAAAATAACGAGTCTTTTTCTCATCGCGGCGTTCCCGCATTGGGGGGAACCGGCGCCGGCGCCGTAAGCTTTTTCGCTATGGCCCGCGTGCTCTTGAGAGCCGGGTTTCGTGCCTCATCCGATTCGGCTTGAGCGGCATCTCTTTGTAGCCAGGCCCGATGAATCACGAGGCAATGTTCCCACCCGGGCTTGAACAGCGGCCCATGGGACGCGCTGGCATCGACAACGGCATGGCCGCTCAGATCGGTAACCGTCCTTGGGGAGATGTCGTTTTTATACGGCAAGCAGGCCTTATAGGCATCGTCGAGCTCGTCCGCTTGGGCGCCGCACCCCAGCATCACGGCGAAGAAGAGAAAGGTCGTCACCCGCATGGTAAATCTCCTAATCGTAAATCCAATTTGTCCCGTTGCACGATACCAGCGAATTGACCGTAGTGCCGCCGCCCCCCGCAAGAATAAGATGATACGTTGGAGCCGCCGATCCAGTAGTGTCCGTCACGAACATCATGCTGCCCTTGTTGCCAGCGTTGCACGTCACGGCTAAGATGGTCGCGATTGTTTGAGGTATCGAAAGGATACGACCGGACGCCTGAATAAATACGCTGTTGGTCCCAGCGGGAATTTGAAAAGCCTGAATGCCATTCGCAAATACAAGCTCGGGGCCACCTGTCGTTGTCTGTGACGTGATAGAGCCGCCCCCGCAACACGCTGTATGGCTTCCCCATCCAATTGACGGGCTTGTAGTTGCGGGTAAAAGGATGCCGGCGAGGACCGGGTTGCCGGTAATATTGGCGAAATTCATAAACGTGTTGAGAGCCACTGTTGTTGCCGGCGTATCAAGGAACGTCCCGCCGGCGGCAAGCCCAAATGTGCCGGTGTTGTCGCCAGCGTATAGGTAAGTATTCCACCCTACTCCGCTCGAGATTACATTAATTGCCGCATCGATCGTCCCATGCTGCGTTCCAGTGAGATCGGCGACCCTAAGTCCTTCGCGTTCCGTGGCGCCAGGTGAAAGGAGCGTAGAGTCTATTTCTTCACCGGTGACTGTGGTCGGGGTCATCGCCGCAGGAATATAGACGTAGGGATTATTTGCGGTGAAATTGCCCGAGAGGTTAAAAGCGTTGCAGGTGACGGGCGAAAGGCATGGCTCCGTCACTTCAAACCCGGCGGTAAAGTAATCGCTAACCGTGCCGCCCACCCCAAGTTGTTGCGATGTCGCCGCTTGCCGAGAGCCGGTGGTTGTAGATCCAGCAACATTTTTCGTCGCTTGCCCCACCCATCCAAAATGCGTGCTGGTCGAAGAAAAACTGCCGTAGCCCTCACTTTCGAGGAAATTGAACGCCGGAGTACTGAAGCTCGCGGCCGCTCCCGTGTTTGTCGCAGTTAGCGTCACGCCCGAGCCCCCACTGACAGTGAGCGCGCCGCTTAGCGTTGAAAGTCCAGTGACTCCCAGCGTCGTCGAAAATGCCCCGCTTGTGCCGGTAAATGCTCCAGTCGCCGACAGCGTGGTGAACGCCCCGGTGCTTGGCGCCGTGCTGCCGATCGCCGGCGGCGAGGCGAAGAGATTGGTGAAGCCCGCCCCGGAGACCGCGCCGGATGCCGACAAGGTCGTGAAGGCGCCGGTGGCCGGCGCCGTGCTGCCAATAGGCGGAGGCGAGTGGAACAGGTTGTTAAAGCCGGTTCCAGTCACCGCGCCGCTCGCCGACAGCGCCGCCACGCTCGTCGCGCCGGTCGCCGACAGCGTCGTGAAGGCACCGGCTGCCGGCGTCACCGACCCGACCCCGACGGGAGGGGCCGAAATCAGGGACGTAAAGGCCGCCCCGGAGATCGCCCCCGTCGCCGACAAGGTGGTGAACGCTCCGGTGCTCGGCGCCGTGCTGCCAATAGGCGGAGGCGAGGCGAAATAGTTCGAAAATCCGGCGCCGGAGACCGTGCCCGAGGCCGATAGCGCCGCCAGGCTCGTGGCGCCGGTCGCCGACAGGGTCGTAAACGCTCCGGTGTTGGGCGTGACCGATCCGATCGGCGGCGGCGACGCGAGATAAGCCGAGAATCCGGCGCCACTGACGCTCCCACTTACCGCGAGGTTCGAGAAAAGACCCGTGAGACCGGTGATTGTGCCGGAAGACGAGATCCCCGTGAACGCCCCGGTGCTCGGCGCCGTGTTGCCGATGGGAGGAGGCGAGGCGAACAAATTGGTAAAGCCGGCACCGGTCAATGGGCCGGCCGCCGCAAAGGCGCCGACCGTCGTCGGCCCGGTCACCGCCAGGCTCCCGGCGATCGTCGCGTTGCCGGACACCGTCAAACTGGTAAAGCTGCCGGCGCCGCCCCCACCGCCGACCGGCATCCAAGCGCCGGTTCCCGGGTTATATGAGCCCATGACGACGTCGTGGCCGAAGGTGTCGTTGAAGCTCAACGTGTTCGCGCTCGTGTCGTTGGTGAACACCGGCGCGACCGTCGCCGCCGAGGCCGAGCCGATGGCCGCCGCCAAGAATAGGGGAACAAGTTTTGTTCCCGAAAAATAATTGCGCCGAATCGCGCCGCCCAAGTGGCGTAATTTTTTTCCCAAGGTTTTCATCATGGCCTCGCCGGATAGGCAAACAACCCCGAATAGAACGCGGTCATCTGCGCCGCGGTATAGCCGAGCTGGGCAGCAATAAAGTTGTAGAGCGCACTGCCGCTCGCAAAGACATCCTCGTACCATCCGATCGTTATGGTGTTCGTCGGGTCGGCAGGGATATTATATTTGACGAGCCCGCCGGGATCGACGGCGGCGAGCGCCTGTTTCATTTGCGCCACCGTGGCGAGAGTAGGGCCGGCGCCGAGTGGCGGGAAAGGAACCGTTGGGGTGACGTGGATCGGCGGGAAGGCGGTCATCGGCTCATGTCTTGATGCAGGTCAAAACGGCATAGTTTTTGCCGACGGTCTCGGCGCCGCCGGCATTGTTGTTTGTCGCGGTCGCGGCGACAACGGTGATTCCGGTCATCGCCGAGCTGGAGGGTGCGCCCGGCGAATAGCCCGGCGCGGTCGCTGCCCCCGGCCCGAGGCTTTGCGAAAAGTTCCCCGCGGTCGTGGTATGCGTATGACCGGGATCGGTGAGCGTGTGGGTATGGGCCGGCTGCACATGGGTGTGCGACGCGAACCCGTCGGCTTGATAGGAGGCGAACGCGCGGCCCGGATCGAGCCCCTTGCCGTTGTCCCAGGTGCGCCGGACGGTGCCGCGAAAGTCCGGAACATTGAAGGTCGTCGAGCCGTCGCCGACGCCCCATGTCGTCCCGATCGCGGTAAACAGCGGGGCATAGGTCGTCCGCGAATAGGCCGTGCCGTCGCACACCAGCCACCCCGATGGTGCGGTGTTCATCGCGAAGTCTTGGATCGCGCCGGCATTGAGAAAGGTTCCGACGTCGGCAAGTCGCGCCACGTCGTTTTGCGCCACCGGCGCTCCGATATTCGAGATCTTGAATCCCGCCATTTGCAGGACGGCCAGCATTGGCGCCCGCCCCAAGCGATCGAGGGAGTTGGTGAGCTCGTTGCCGAGATCGGTGATCGCCGCCGCGAAGGCGATCGGATCGATGACCGTATTGGAGACCGGCGGATTGACGTCGCTGGGCGGCTGGACGTATACTCCAGAACTATTCCGCGGCATTATGGAATCCCCATGCCCGTTGTTGTTAAATGACCGGTGATCCATTCACCTGCGAGGCTTGCGGCGAGACGTTCGCGAAAGCGTGGACGGATGCAGACGCCGTTATGGAGCTGACAAGTAATTACCCGTCCTTTTCCGAGGCCGAATGCGGCGTGCTTTGTAGCAACTGCTTGCGCAAATTTAAAAAATGGAAGCGGATGCGCGATCGTCTTCACCTGCGGTTTTCCAATTGTTGATTGCCATGATAGTCTTTGTTATCTTATTGCGGTGTTTGCTCTTTATAGGTTTCATGTCGGGCCTGCGGATGGCCCTCCACAGCGCTTTTGCGGTTTCGCTGCCGTTCGGGTTCGGATTCTGCGTGTTTTGCCTCATTTTGATCTTTGGCTACGCGATAATTGAGGACCGCCGGCGAGTGCGGCAGCAAGGGCGCCCCGATTGACGGCAAACGGCAGGGCGCCGCCGCCTCGCATCAGCTGATTCGCCAACAAGCTTTGCGCCGGCTGCGACATGAGAGTCCGCGCCGCCAGCGCCGGGAGTGCTACTCCGGCGGCGAGGCCTGGAAGGCCTTCCTCTTTATAGCCGACGCCACCGCCCACCACATGCGGAATGGCCGCGCCAAGAACGCGCGCCGCCAGCAAGCGGGGCGCGGTTCCCGATTGCGGGAAGTTGGTGAGAATCGCGTTGCCGGCATTGGTCAGCGGCGCGAGATCGCCGACCCCGCGCGCATAGGCGCCACGGTTCTTGCCGCTCGCGAGCGCCGTCCGCATTTGCGCCGGCGACAAGATTCCCTCGGCCGCGCCGGCGCCCGCCGAGGCCGCGGCTTTTTCGATATCCTTGTAGTTCCCATATTGGCTGCGCAGCCGCGCCCATTCTCCAGCGTCCGCCGGATTGTTCGCGGATATTGACCGGTCCATGGCGTTGTCGAGCGCGTCGCGAATATCGCGATAGGCTTGCGCCTGCGGTGGGTCTGAAAAACGTAGGCTCTGAGCCTGATTGGTGAGCCTCGAGCGCGTCGCCTGGTAGGCATCGCCGGGGATCGGATCCATCGGTTTTGCGACGCCGCCACTAAGGTGCGAAACCTCGTCCGATCTGTCGACGACTACCCGCGCCGGGAACGTTGGATGGCCATTAAGCTGAAGCGCGTCATACCTATTGGCGCCCTCGAGGATGTACGGACCTTTTTCGTCCATCGCGACAATAAGGGGATTGATTTCCCCGGACTGCTTTATCGAGTCGGCGAGCGCACGCACTTTGTTGGTCGGCTCGTCCATCCCCGAGAAATCCGAAAAAGGGACCTCCCTGACGCCGGGCAGAAGATCGCTTTTTGTAAAGGATGATTCGATGGAATCCATGTTTGGGACATAGTCTCTGACTGTCAGGCCGCTTACGGTATCCCCGGCCATCGGGTAATCTGTCACCGGAAATGCGGAAGGTTGAGCGGGAGCGCGAGCAGAAAAGTCATCTATTATCTTCGAGACGCCGGGCGCCCGCGCCGAGGGAGAAACCAGGGACTCATAGTTGGTCTGCGCTTTCGCCAGGTCTTGCGAAAGCTGGCCGTCCGGAACGAGGGCGTTCCGCGCGGAAAGCTCCCCGAACCTATTGCCGAGCGCGTCGTTGGCCGCGGCCAGCGTTTCAGGGTTGGCGAGCTCGCCCTCGATCCCGGCTTTGCCGAGAATCGCTTGGGTGAAGGCGCGGCTGTTCGCCTCCCGCGCAGCCTCGGCGCCGCCGCCCCCGAACGGAATGTCGGAGGCCGCCGCCTCGAGCTTCGCGAGCGTCCTGTTGCCGGTGACCTGGCCGGCGGTCGGACTCACCCCGGCTTGCCGAAGCGCATCGACGAGGGCTTGCCGCTCGGGCGAGACGACAAACGGCGAAGCAACTTTCCCGACCAGAGATGCCCCGACCGGCGCCGCGGCCCCCGCGACAAGGCCAGTTCCGGCGCCGATCGCCGCATTCCGGCCGACGTCCGACAAGTTGGTCAGATCCGGCGATTCGGACGCGCCTTGAATTCCACCCGTTACCCCGCCCAAGAGGCCAAATTTTCCGGCCTGCGCGGCGAGGCCGCCTTCGCCGACGCCGGGCACCGCGGCGAGCGGCGCCGAGGCGACGAGACCCCCGACCGCGTTGGTCCATGGGTTTTGCTGCGCAAAAGCCGCGTTCTTGGCCTGCTCGGCGGGAAGGGTTTCCGCGTAAGGCTGGCCGGTGCCCCCATAGCCTTGCGGCAAGTTGGTCTTCGCTGCGGCGACTGCGCGATCGACGAACGGCAGATTGGCCTCGAGCGCGCGCGACGCGCCTTTTAAGGCGCCCAATTGGGCAGACAAACCCCCGAGGTAAGCCCCGCCGACCTGCTCGCCAACCGTTGGCGGCGGCTGAAACGGCGCCCCATAAGAGACATCCGCGCCGAGCTGCCGATTGAACGGGTTGACCGCGGCCGGATGCGGCGCTTGCCCCGCCTCCGGATGTTGCGCCAGAACTTGCATGCGCACGTCCGCATCCGACGCGCCTTCCGGCCCGTCGATTTGATACGTGTTTCCGTCTGGAGCATCGATTTCGTAAGTTGCCATTTTATTTGCTTATCTTCCTAGATTGGCCCCAGCCGCCCGACGCGGCCGGCCCGGCGCCAACGGCAGGCTGTGTCCCGGCCGCCCCCGCGCCGGATTGTTCTGGCACCGTCTGCCCCCGCAGTCTCGCGACGTTACGCATGATTTTATCGTAGCTGGCCTGCATCGTCGGCGGCATCTTTTCGTATTTTGCCGCCTCGTCTTCGCCAAGCACGTTGGCGACCTTGGAATGCAGCGCCTCGAACCGCGCCGGGAAGAGATTCGCCTCGGCTTCGAGCTTGTCGGCAAGCTCGGTCGGCGACATGGCGCCACTGAGACTGCGGGCGAATTCGGTACGCTCCGGTTCGGCCCCGGGGCCGCCGGTCAAAAACTTCACCTTATCGGCGCCATATGTCCCGGCCGAGCTTAGAAGCGCATTCACCTTGCCGGCCTGTGCCGTCGATCCCTGGCGAAGGATATTTGCGGCGTGTGCGATCGGGGTTATCCCGACTGGATCCCAATTGCCCAAGTCAACCGCATTATCGCTAGCATTCGCCAAGTGCGACAACGTCGTATCGCCAAATTGCAGCTGGCCGCCGGTTGAGCTCGGCTGGCTCGAGGCGAGGTCCATCCGCATCTTTTTGCGCGCAGCATAGATCGTATCATCAACCGGATCACCGATATCGTCGCCATATTTCTGCGCCCACATCTTGACGTTTTGGGTCAATCCCGATCGTGGATTGCCGGTCGGGATCGCCTTGCCGCTGTGATAATCCTTGATCGCTGCTTGGATTTGCGGCGGGAATTGCGCCACGAAATCCTCGCCCTTTAGATTATAATCGATCCCTGCAGCAGCGCCGGGGGCACCGGTAGCGGCTGAGGGAGTGAGCGGGTTCAATACCGGCTTCCCGTTCTCGTAAGTGACGGAATAAGACTGCTTCGCCCCGGTAAATGGATCAGGGGGGCCTTCGACGATCTTCGGCTCGGCGGCGGTCGTATATTTGCGTTCTCCGGTGGTCGCGTTTTCCTGATATTGGAGCCCGGTTTGCGGGTCGACTTTGGTCGTCCATGTGTCGGCCGGTTCCGTTCCCTGAATCCGAGTGATCGTGCCTTCCGGGCTTTTTTGATAAATCCCACTGTCGGTTATCCCGAGCGCTTTCGTCTCGTCCGGCGTCAGAGTGTGCGCCTGCTCCTTGATTGTCGCGAGGTAGGCGGTCTCCAATTGCTGATCGTACGCGCTCAGCTTGCCTAATTGATCGGCGTAAATCTTGGCGACCTCGGGCGACGAGGCGCCGGCAATCTGCGCCCGCAAGGTTTGCTCTTGGGCGCGCAGCGCCTGCCGCGCGGAATAAATCTCGCGCTGCTGCGCGGTGCCGATGTCCGATGCCTGGCCGGCGATGTTCTGCGCCGCCCCCGGCGCCGTCGGAGCAGCCCCGGCCGCCGGCGCAACGGAAGGCGCGGGCAGGTTGATCGCCGGCGGCGCGCCCCCAATCCCGATCGACTTTGCCAGGCCGGTGAATGGGCTTGTCAGGGCGCCTATGATGCCGCCCAGCGGGCCTCCCGCGGCCGTGGCGTCCGGGGCGTCGCGGATCAGCAGCGGGGCGCCCGGGCCTGCCGCGTAATGGGTGCCAGGAGGCGCCGCGCCGGGCATGGCGCCCGGGGCCACCCCCGCCGCCGGGGGAGGAGCCGGCAGCGGAGGACGCCCGGCCGGCGGCACGGCAACTCCGCCGCCGGCAAGCGCTTGGGCGAGCACGTCGGGCGGCGCGCCGAGAGGAGTGGGGCCAGGCCCCGGAACGGTTCCAGCAAGTGGCGCCGGCGGAGGGGTGTCTTCGTCCTCGTCATCATCCGATGTCGCAGACGGCGCCGGCGGCGCCTTGGCGAGGAGCGCGGCAAGCAGCCTCCGTTGCTGGGTCTGATCGTCAGCTTCCAAAGCCAAAGGTTTTCTCCATATCAGCCAAAGTCAAAGCCTCCGTCCGCGCTGCCGAAACCAGGCGTCCCGCCTTGAAGGGCCAGCGCCAGCATGTTGGGATCGACCGCCGGTGCCGGTTGGCCTTGGCCCTGCGCGAGGGCCGCGGCGAGCAGGGTTTGCTGCGATGGCGGCGGCGGCGCGTTCATGACTTGCAAGAGCGGCGGTCTCGGCGGTTCCTGCCAGGTTCCGGTTGACATGCCCGGATCGACCAGGCTCCCTCCCGTCCTCGGCATATTCGGATCGATCGACGCGGACAATGGATCGGGCCTGCCTACGACGTCGCCCTGAGAACCAGTTGGCGAGGTAGACGAATAAACACGGGATGGCCCTTCCGGCGCGATATCGCCGCGGTTAAAGTCGGCCAAGTTTCCATCCATGCCGGGCGGCGTCGGCGCAATATCCGGCGGCCGCGCCGGAGGCAGCGGCACCGGCGTTCCGATATCGGCCGGCCGCGCGGGAGGTGTCGGGACGGGAACGCCAATTCCTTCCGGGCGCGCGGGAGGTGTCGGGACGGGCACGCCGAAGCCGAATGGCCGTGGCGGCGGCAAAGGAGCCGCGCCGAGATCGGCCGGCCGCGCAGGAGGGAGCGGCATATTTTGTGGCGGCTGCGCGCCGAGATCGGCGGGCCGCGCGGGAGGCAGCGGGGCCACGGTCGAAGGCGCCGCATCAACGGTTCCCGGCGTCCCCGTACCAGGCCGCCACCCCTCATGGACCCGCATCGACTGCAACAGCGCATCCTGTTCGGGCGGCGAATAATCCGCCATGGTCCGGCCGGACGTGTCGCCGCCCATCGCGCGGAGATACCCAGGCACGTCGTTTTCCCCGCGGGGCGCCCATTTGGCGATGGCTTGCGGCAGCGTCAAATCCCGGTAGGCGGGACTGTCGAACAACTTCGAGCGCTGCGCGTCGGTGCCGACCTCGACGCTCGGGAAGATCGCATAGCGGCCATCCGTGCCGATCGCCCCGTGCGCCCGGGCGAAAGGCCCATACTCCAGATTCCCCGGATTGTTGTTGCGCCAGGACCGCGAGCCGTCAGCCAAAGAAGCCCCCCAGATCTCCGCCGCCAAAGGCGGGCGCCCCGCCGCCCTGCAGCGCCATCGCCAGCATGTTGGGGTCGACCGGCGGCGGCGCTTGTGGCTGGCTCTGGGCGAGCGCGCTCGCGAGCAAGTCCTGCTGGCTCGGGGGCGCGACGTTCATGCTCTGCTGATCGGGACGCGGCGGGGGCAGCGGGACGGCCGCGGCAGCGGGACCGGCGGAGCCCACCACCGCCGGCTGTGGCGATGCCGGCGCGGCCGCCACGGTCGGCTGCGGCTTGTTGATATCGGCGATCGCCGTGGAGGTCGGAGGCAGCGCCACGGATGGCGCGCCGGGCGCGGGCGCACTGGCAAACTGATCGAAATAGGGGAGCGCCCCCTGACCTTGCTCCTGCCGCAAAAGCGCGCGCTGGAACGATCGCATCGCTGCCGGATCTCTCAAATTGAGATCATCGTTGACCCCGACCCCCATGGAATCGGCGACATGCTTGGCAGCCTCCATGTTGCCCGGCGTCCAACCCCTTTCGGCATCCGCGATGATCGATGCAGCGGTTGTCATGCCGCCGCTGTATTTCCTCAGGGCGAGATCGCGCGCCGCACCGACACCGGCGCCGTATGACGGATAAACGGCTTGCGGGTCGCCCTGATCGGTGTTCTTGCTCGCGATAGTTCCAGGCTGGCCGATAAATTTGATGTTGAACGGATTGTTGTTTTCTGGATGCGTCAAGCCGGTGCCGCTGGCGACTGTCGAAGCCGCCGGCGCGGCGCCATCCTTATTGTAAGTTGGACCTAGCGCCGCCACTTGCGCCGGCGTCGCGTTGGGATTGTCCTGGATGAAATCCTGAACCGCATCCGGCGGCGCCCGCACGACGCTCCCCGCCGGGAAGGTTTCGGCCGCCACGACTCTTCCTGGGGCATTGCCGGCAATCGTCGCATAGCCGCCGCCCGGCGTCCGCTCGCCGGTCGCAATCCCGACATGGCCGCCGGTCGCGCCGACCGCGGCGCCTTGCGGATTGATGACAATATCGCCGGGTTGCACCTGTCCCGGCGTTTCCGGCTCGCCCCATCGCGCATAATTCGTCGCGACATTCCGATTGATGCCATCGGCGAGTTGCGGCATTCCGGCTTGCCTGAGCGTCGAATCGACGAAGGCCGCGCACCAGGCGTTGGTCTTTGGGTCGAGATTGACGCCGCCGTTGTGGAAATAATCGCCGATCGCCGCCGCGCTCATCCCTTGCTGCGATGCGGCGAGCTTGACCATGCTCTTGACCGCGTCGGGGAGCATCGCGGTCGTCACCGCGGCGGACACGTTTCCTTGCGCCATGATCGGCAATGACGTTCCGCCGCCGATCGAAAAAGGCGCCGAACCACGTATGCCGAGGCCTTGCCCGATGAGCGGATTTGGACCGCCGGCGGGGCCGACCGCCGGGGTGGTGATCGGCGCCGCGCCGGGATAGGGTGACGGCGGCGCGGCCGCGCCAGGGGCAACGGCTGGCGCCGCTCCCGGCCTCCCGCCACGCGGCTGCAAAGTGGGGAGCGCCGGAACAGCATTGGCCCTTGCCGCGTTTTCCTGCTCCTGCTTCCGCTTTTCCGCGAGGTCCGAGAGCATCTGCTCGATGCCCTGGCCGAGCTTTTGCAGCCCGGCGGCCTTATACTCGCCGCCGAGACTTCCCCCAGCGCCCCTCACCGGACCTGGCACCTGCTGCTCCGCTGCGCCCCGCTCGCCGGGGCTCGGCGCAGGAGGCGCAGGCCGGAATCTTGGTATAGTCAGTTCGGTCGGGATCGCCCCCCGAAACCCGAACGAGGAGACGTTCGGCCGGATGATCCCGCCGAGCGCCTCGCCGGCATAATTCGGCGTCGCCGCGACGGCGCGCCCCGGCGCGAGGCCGCCCCCTCGGGAACGCCCCTGCAACCGGTCGAGATAGTCTTGGACCTCTGGATTGACGAGCATGTCTCAATATCCGCCATACCCGCCGCCGGCGCTTTGCCCGAGGCCGAAGCCGAATGGCAGATAGGGCTGCTGGGCGGCGCCCGGAGCCCCGAGGGCCGGGACTCCTTGGCCGGCGACCCCGCTCGGCGGCATGACCCCTGGCCCCGGCGGCAGGCCGATCGGCGCGTTGGCCGTTGGGGCTTGCGCGGACGGCACCACCATCGCCGAGGGAATCCCCGGCGTTCCGGCGAAAGAGCCGGATGGCGGCGCCGCCATCATCGCGGCCCCTTGGCCGGGGGCGCCGCCGTCGCCGCCATAGGACGACGATCCCGGCGCCGTCGCGGCGCCGCCGGGGCCCGGCGCAGCCGCCGGCGCCCGGTAATTCGCCAAGGCCGCGGCCAGCGGATTGACGTTCGGTCCGTATCGCGAAAAGTCCACCATTTAAGCCGCCCTCGTGTTGATGACCCGGTGCCCGCCGATCCCAAAAGTGGAACCGGGGAATTTTTTCTCAACGTCTTGGGCCATCGGCCCGACTGATTTCGGATAAGTCTTCGGATCGCCTTTGTAGCGATAGGCGTACATGTCGACGCCGCGATGCTTGCCCAATTTTTCGATGTCGGTCTTGTCGCGGCGGTCCGACTTTAAAAGGCCGCCGAGCACACTGCCGCCGAGGCCGAACAGGCCGCCCATCATTTGCGATTGGGCCTGGACCTGCGCGTCATATTGCTGGGTCTGATCGCCGTAAATCGAGGTGACGAGATTGGCGTAGGGCGCCGGCTGCACCGTTTGCTGCGACGTCGGGGCGAGCGTCCCGATGCCGGGCTGGCCGACCTGCGACCCGGATTGCAGGGCGTTGAGGGCGTTCAAAGGCTCGTTATATTGCGCCAGGATGTCCTGGACCGCGGTGTTCTGCCCTTGCAGATACATGTTGTTGTAGGTGTTCGCCTTGTTTAGGCCGAACTGGGTTTGCTGATAGTTCCAGCCCTCCGAGCCGGGCGTCAGGCCTTGATTGGCGAGCTGTTGGTTGAGCTCCGTCTGGGCCTGCTTGAACTGCGGATCGAGGGTCTGGGTGTTCAATTTATCGAGATAGGCCGCGGTCGCGTTCGGCCCGAGATCGACGTTGCTCGAGAGCATGTTCTGGACGTTCGTCCCAAGCGTCCCGGCGGTGTTCGCGGAGGTCTGGGCGTTGGCGATTTGCTGGTTGGAGAGGGCTTGCATTTCCGGCGACAAGGTGGTCGTCGCCACGGTGGTCGGGACGTTCCGCATCCCGCCCGGCGTCCAGATCGGCGTCGTCTGTCCGGACGGCGTATAGGTCAGCGTGCCGTAGGGCGTCACCTGGTTGGTGTTATTCAGGATTTGGGTCTCTCGGGCGGCGGCGAAATTCCAGTCGCCTTGGACTGCGGCAGCGGCCGCGGGATCGGGGGCCGGAGGGGGTGAGGGCGCGCTACCCATGGCGGACATCCTTTGCGATTTTTTGTTCGGATCGGAGCAGCCCATAGACAAGCCCATCGGCTTCGCCGAAATGCTCGCGCAGCCTTCCCTCCCATTTGAACCCGAGCTGCCGCAGCGCGCGGCGCGCGGCGAGATTGTCTTCCGCGGTGACCGCGGTGCATCGCCGGCACCCGAGCTGGGAGAACGCGTAGCGGGCGACGAAACGGGCGTCCCGCATCCCGATCGGGGCCGAGAGAACGCAGGTAAAATGCACGTCTTGCTGATCATAGTTATTGAACACGATCGCCCCGATCGTCTGTTGTCGTTCATTCGTCACGAGGAGGCCGCAGAACGGCTCGCACAGCTTGCGCAGGAGCGCCGCCTCGATGATCGCCCTGGCCTGATCATTGTCGCAAAAGATGGTCATCCAAGCAGGTTCCCGGTTTCGAAAAGCACATCAATATTGGTCAACCCGACCGAGGGCGTCGCGACCTGATCGAAGGTCAATTGGATCACCGGCGAGATCGTCGCGCCGATGGCCGGCGCCGAAAGCCAGCCCTGCGCCAACACCGTCGTCGTCGGCCACACATCGACCCCCCACAGCGCCACCCCCCACTCCGCGCCGGTGAGCGTTTGCGGGGCCGCCGCCGGCGGCAGCGGGATCGTCTTGTCGTAATCGACTTTCATCGTGACTTGCGGGTTAACCGCGCCGAACGTCACCATCCGCGGCCGCGCCATCTTGGTTTGTTTCCGCTCCGCGCTTTGGGAGAGAGACGCGAAGTTGTAATCGGTCTTGGCCATGTCCGAATAGGACGGGAAGATCGTCATAGTGTACGGATGGCCATCGTCCTGGCCGCCGCTCTCGCCCTGCATCACCCTTCCGTCCGACGTGCCGTAAAGCAATTGGTCGTTGTTGCTGCCGCCGACCTCGAAGCATTGCGCGTCCCAGCCGACATAACGGCACCACGCGCCAGTGCGGCCATTGGCGACAAATTGGGTGTTCACGCTGGAGCCGACCTGCGGCAGATTAACGATCACCATCGTCTTCAGGGGCCATTCGAGGATTTGCCAATTGGTGAGCCCGGCGCGCGCCGCGACCGCGCTCTGCCAGGCCGGCTGGATCGCGTTGGTGACCGCGGTATTCTGCAGCGCGATCTCCTCGGTCGTTGCGACCTGTGAGATCGCGACGATCCCGGCGACCGTCACGATCGCGAGATCGCCGCCCGCCTGCATCAGGCAGCGCGGCCCGACCGGCTGCGGAATCTTGTAGACCCCCATCAGGGACCAGGTCAGGGCCGGGGTGGTGCCGGAGAAGATCGCCGCCTCGCCCTGATCGGTGATGAACACGTTCGCGAACTGGAGGCCGCTCGCCGTCTGGATCGTCCAGGTACCCCCGGCGATGAGCGAGCCGCCGCGCTTGAAGATCGGCTGCATCGGATAGACCGAGATCGGGCCGCCGATCGCGCTGCCCGGCAGATACCAGGCATTGAGGGAATTTCCCTGCAGCGCCCAGACGTTGCTCTCGAACACCCAGAGATAATTCAAAGGCGCTCCGGTGAGCCCGGTGATCGCCGGGGTTATCCCCCAGGAGGTGCCATTGTAGAGCTGGACCGGATCGACGCCGTTGGCGGCCATCAGGGTCGGGGCGCCGCTCGCCGCGAAAAGGATATAGGAAAACGGCGCGCTCGGGTTCAGCCCGGAGACCAGCGCGGCGCCAACCGTCCCGAGACTGGTGACATCGTAAATATTCCCCTGGCAGGCGGCAAACAGCTTGTACACGCCATTGCCTCTATATGGCATAAGCGTGGTGACCACCGCGTTCGGCATACCGCTGGCGAACACCGAGGCGCCGCCGCGCGCGCGGACGAAATCGACCTCCGGGAAGGCGTTTTCTAAGAGAACCGCGGTCTGGTCCGGGGCGAGAGCCAAGGGGGCGCCGACATACCAGCCCTTGATCGGCGCGACGAGGGTCCGCGACACCGCGATTTGCGAACGCGGCTCTTGCTTGGATTTGTCGAGAAGGCCGGTCTGCAGCATCGCGTCACCCCGGCAGGCGCGAGGTGAGATCGGTAATGATTCCGAGATAGGTTTGCTCACCGAGAACGACCTTGCGGGACATGTTGACGACCCGCTCGGTCTGTTGCTGCCCGGCGTTGCGGGCGAGCGACACTTCATAGCCGCGGAATTCCTCGGCGTATTGCAGGCCCTTGGCCGCCTTCCAGCGCCAGATGACGCCCTTCAGCACGGTGTCTTCGTTGATCAACGAAAAATCGCTGTCGGCGAGCCAGGACGCTTGCGATGCGGTCCGCGCCGCATTCATGATCCAAAACGACGAGTAATAGTTGAAGGTGACGAGCTCGCCGGCGGACAGCGCCGGCCAGATTTCGAGCGCGCCGCCGATGATCCGCCACACCGGGCGCACCGTCGAGGCGGGGAGCGCCTTCAGCATGTTTAAATCTTCGGTGTTGATCGGCCCAAACAATGGGAGGAGCGGGAATTTGGTCGAGACCAGGGCGCCGCGCGGGCTCTTGTCGCTTGGGCTAAACCGATCCCAATCGAGCGGCAATTGAAAGAGCGTCGAGGTGCCGTCGCCGGTCACCGAGCCCGGGGTATCGAGGTTGACCCAATTCGCCCGTTCCATCAGCTCGCGACCGGCATCCTCGGCGAACGCGACCAGCTGCTGAATGTCCGGGTTGATGCTCGCGACCGCCTGCGTCGGCACGGAAGAGAACCCGCACCGCATCGCCGCTTTCTGGACTATCGAGAGAATGGACACGATTCACGCCTGTCCCCATCCTAGAGCGTCGCGATCTGCGTCCCCAATGCCGTCACGATCGCCTGCAGCGCCGCCTGCAATTCGATCAGATTCGCCTTCATCGCCGGCGCGCCGCCGGCGGCCAGCACGCCCTGCGCCTGGCACATCGTAATCAAGGGCTGGACGACGCTGTTCGCTTTGAGGGTAATCCTTCCGCTCGCCATGTCAGGCCTCCATGGCCGGCGCCGGCCGGGCGGCCGGGCGGCGGCGTTTCGGTGGCCGCGCCTTCGCGGCCGGCTTGGCCTTCTCCAATTGCGCCAGCCTGGCGGAAAGCGCCTTGAGGTCTTCGCGCAACCGATGGTTTTCGGCGGCGTAACGGGCCGCCGCCGCGCCGTCCGCTGCGGACTTCAGCCATGCCGCGGCGCGATCCCGCCAGGCCCGCCCGTCCGCGATCCGGTCCAAATGGACATCCGCCACCGAGGCCAGGTCATCGACGGAAAGGATATTCAAAAATTCCATTTCCTTGATGAAGCTCGGCGTGGCGAGCGGCCATTTGGCGAGCGGCGTCCCGTTGACGAGGGCGCGCCCCTTGCTTTTCCATTTGCTATAAGCTTCTTCGAATCGCGCCTTGATCGCCTCATTGACCGGATGCACGGCGACCGAAAGAGCGTCGCCGGCGACGTGAATGCGGACCCGCTCCATGTCCTGATAGATCGCGCGGCCGGCCTTTTCCGAGGCGCCCGGATCGATCACCGACTCGACAAAGAAGACCGGCGTCACCCCTTTGTTGTGCGGCGCGTAATCGACCCCACCCCATTCGTTGACCGAAGCGAAGGCATCTTGCTGATACATCGGCGCCCTTCGCGGTTAGCTTGTCGCCGTCGAGAAATAGGGCCAGCGGAGAAACGCCTCGAGGTAATTCGGCGCCGCCACCGTCGGCGCCGCGACCGTCACATTGATGTTGGCGGCCGACGCCGTGGCATTGGCCGACAGGGTGATCGTATAGGGCGCCGAATTGCCCTGAATCTTTTGAATGACCGAGCCCGCGGCGATGCCGGTGCCGGCGACGATCTGATTGGGATAGAGCCCGGCGATCGAGGTCACATTGGTCAAGACCGGCGAGCCTGAGGCCGTGGTGACATAGGTCGAGCCGTTGGCGGCGGTGATCGCGACCGCGGTGCCGGTGGCGGTCGCCGGGACGTTCATCGTCACGGTGCCGTTGCCGATGTCTTGGATGACCGCGCCGGTCGGAATGCCGGTGCCGGACAGGGTCTGGCCGCGGACGAGGAATAGGAACGAGGAGACGTTGGAGAGCATCACCGAGCCGGCGACCGTGTTGGCGTTGAACCCATCCGACTGCGCGCAACTCGCGATCGTCCCGAGCGGCACCTGGTTCGAATGCGTCCCGGCGGCGACGAATCCGATGCCGCCTTTCATCGCGGCATCGACGGAATCGGTCACCGGCTGGGTCGCTTGGGTGGTGATCGTTCCGGTTTTGAGGAGCGAGGTGCCGGCCCGCTGCGCCCAGATTCCATAAGTTCCGGCGGCCGGCGCGGTAAACGACCAGACGTTGCCGGCCGCTGGCGCGGCGGCGGCATCGCCGACCCTTCCGCCGAGGAAGATCGTCCCGACGCTCATCCCGACCGGATAGGCGCCGGCGACCGCCTGCGCCCCGGTGACCTGCGCCCTATAGCCGTTGTCCCAACAGACCGCGTCGCCCTGATTGACGGTCTGCCCGGCCGCCATGTCGAGATAAAGAAAGGTGAATTCGCTTTCCGAGTCGCCCTCGGTGACGACGCCTGCCTTCCACCCGGGCAGCGGCGTGGTGCCGACCGCCCCGTAGGGCCCCTCGGGCAGGTAGATCTTGGGGCCGGCGTATTCGTATTGTAGCTGGGCGATGGTCATCAGAAGAGCACTCCTTGCAGGCTGGAGTTTGAGACCGTCATGTTGCCAGCCCACGCATAGAGCCGCACGATGGCGTCTTGGTTGACGTTGGCGCGGTCGCCGCCGATCACCTTGAAATTGCGCTCGCTCGACGGCCGATAATAGAGATAATCGGTATTGACGAAGTACATCGTGTTGACCGGGATTTGCCCGTTCTTGCCGCCATCAAGAACAACATCGACCGACTTGCCGGCGCCGTAATATTTGAGGCTCGTGAAGCCGGCGCCGACGTCTTTCTCGTCCCCAATGCCGGTGATCCGCTGGATCGTCTGGAGGGTCGCGAGATAAGCGAGATAGAAATTGTTGTCGGCGACGATCAGGTCGATGCCGTCGGTGTTGCGCTTCAGCGAGACGGTGGTCGAATTCATGTAGCTTTGGATGTTCGAGCTAGTCACCGGGCCGCGGGAATCGACCGCCGAATTGACCGCCAGATTCTGCCACCAGAGTTGGGCCGCGCGGTCGATGCCGCCGACTACCCCGGAGGTCGGGGCCTTGGAGATTAAGAGCGCGAGGCCGCCGATCTGCTTGCCGCCGAATCCGGTCCCGTCCGAATAGATCGATGCGGACATTTGATTCCAGAAGGTATCCTCGGCGGTATCAACACGGGCGCGAACCAGCTCGATCATCGCCTCCTCGCCGGAGTTCTGGATCTCCTCGAGGCCGGAGATCACCACCGCGATCGCCGCCTGCTTGATCGCGTAGCGCGACGCGGTCATCGTGTCGTTGAGCGCAATATTCAGGGGCTCATAGCCGGAATACCAGAGGAAGGTCTGATTCTGCGCGTAGCGCAATTCCTGCATGATCTCGCGGCCGCCGTGAAACGGCGTTTGGCGGCCGCGCCTCCTCAAAAAATCCAGGAGCGCGTTGTTGTTGGTGATGTTGTCGGCGAGTTTCTTCGAGCGATTCTCGAGGGTGGTGGTGACCACGTCGCCCCAATCGACGGAGGTAACTAACGGAGAGGCCATGGCTCAAGCCTTTTGGCGCAAATTGCGAGGTTTGATGGGAGATCGCCGTTCCGGGGGCGAGCCATGCGCGGATGAAGCGCCATTACCGGCCGCGGGCTTGACTCCGCGCGCGCCGGCTATCGGACCATGGGGGCTTGAGTCGGCCCATTTCCCGATTGCGAATATTCTACTGTGTTAAAACGAAATCTGTCAAGCGTTCCCGCGCTGGACCTTGATCGCCGCCCGGATTTCATCGTCGAGCGAGAGATTGCGCGCTTTCGGCACGTCGCCGGCGTGGCTGTTCGCCGGCGCCCCGATGACCGCTTTCGCGGCGTTCTGGGCGCGCTGGGCGGTGGCGGTTGCGGCCCGGTTGGTGCCCGTCCTTGCTTCCTCGAGGAGGATCGCGCGGATGTCCGGGTTGAGCCAGCACGCCGCTTCGTAAGCCGTTTGCAGATCGGCGGCCTTCCCGGCCTGCACCAGGATCGACATGTCTTGGCGCACGTTATCGAAAAACCGATTGGCCGGATTCTGGGCAAATACGTCGATCTGCGAATTGATTTCGCGGGTCTGGAATTCGGTCCTTATCATGTTTGCGGCGTGCGTCGCGATCGCATTCGGGTCATATTGCGGCTGCGGCGGCGGCTGCGGCTGCCCCGCCATATTGCCAGCCGTGCCCGCCGGCAGATAGCGCTGCGCCATGGCGGCGAGCAGCGCCTGCGGCTGGACCCCGAGGCGGCGGCACAGGAACTCGACGCCGCCGACGAAATCCCGGCGAAGCTCGCTCTCGACCGTCACGTAATCGTTGACGGCGTTTTGCAGGCTCGTCCCGTTGCGCTCGGCCTCGTCGGCAAACTTGGATAGGCCGCCGTATCTCTGCAATCCCGCGGCGACTTCCGCCTCGCGCCGGGCCTCGTGCTTGGCGATGTCCTCCTTGACGTGCTCGGGGAGGGCATCCCACGCCTGCTTTGAGGCTACCGAGAATCCTGAAGGCGCGCGATGTCTAGGCGGTTCCTTTCCCTGTCCTCCGTCAGCCGCCTTTGTGCCAGGTTCAGCTCGATCTGCCGGTTCAGCAGCTCGCCCCGCTCCCGTTGCAACGCCCTTAGCAGCCCCTTCCGGTCCTCGAACGCCCTTAGCAGCCCGCTCTGTTGCTGATCTGAATCTTCCATCTTCACCACGCTCCCGCTGGGTCTTGACCGCGTCCCTGATATCGGAGGACAGCTGCTCGGCCGGATCGGACGCGGGCTCGCTCGCTGGGGCCGGCGCGGCTGGCGGCTCAGTGCCAACGTCTTCGGTGTCGTCAGCCATGTGCGATCTTCTCCAATTCAGGGTCCGGCGCCCCTAGGTCAGGTTTATAGCCCTCTTTAACTTTATGCAGCGCTTCACCAATCTCAGCACCTTGTACTTCGCTCCTAACGATGTGACCTTTTTCCGCCATTGCTTCCGCCTCATTCCCGACAATCTCGCAGCCCGCTGCTCTAATAGCCTTATAGTACTCAGACTTAGAGTCATAGACTTTCCCATCCGCGGGGTTTTGCACATCGTCGAGATGATCGCCGATCACATAGGGGCAAGGCAGCGCCGAGCGCGCCCGCTCGCGCCGCAGCGCGGCGACTTCCGGCCAGGGCCTCAGCGCCCCGTCGTGAATGATGTATTTCATATCATAACCCCCGTCGCCATCACGCTTGCCGCATCGGTGCTGTCGCCAAAGGCGGCGAGGGTAACCACGATATCGGCGCCCGCCGCCGCTGCCGGCATCGGGGCTCCCATCGGAATCGACGAGACATCGCCGCCGGACAGTGGGAAGCCAAAAGTGATCGTGCCGGCGGCCAGGCCGGTGATCGTGAGGGCAGCCATCGCCGCGTTTGTCACCAAGCCGGAGATTGCGACGCTGGTCAGATAGACGACCCTGCCGGGGGCGCTGGCGAGAGTTGCGACTGCGTCGGCCGGCTGCGTCACGATCCCGGACGAGTCAGCAAGCGAGGTCGCCCCGGTCGGGAGGGGTACCGCGGCGACGTTCACCGGGTTCGCCGAGGTGCCATCGGGGGAACCCCCGTCGGCGGCGTAGTTTTGATGGACCGCGAGAGACATCGCCCTAGTACTCCTTCCTATCGTCCGTGTGTTTTACAAGCGTAACGAACCGAATGCCGGGACCGCAATCCCCGCCATTGCCAGCAGTTGAAGAATAACCCACAAAACAATGCACACTGTAATCAAGACTATCAATACATTTACGATAGTGCGAAACGGCTCGCCCAGCGGGATAAGCGGAAGCAGTTGCTGAACCGCCCACCAGGCAACGCCGAGCAGGATCACCACGATCAGAATACCGATGAGAGTGCCAATCATAAGTTCGACCCTTCTTAGAATCCTTGTGCGTTGCCGGGCTCGATCGGCCATTTCGGCATCTGATCGATCGCCGCTTGTTGGCGGTCGGCGGCCATCTTGTCCATGGTCGCGCCGTGTTGCATCAACGCCTCGGCGCCTTTTTGCTGATGGTCGCGGGCATCGGCGGCGATCTTCATCCGCAGCTCGGCGAGCTTGGCTTGGCTCTCGGCGATGATCTGTTGCAGCTTGGCGGCCGCTTCTTGCTGGCCGGTTTGTGAATCCATTTGCGCCTTCGAGATTTCCGCCTGCGTTTTGGCTTGCGCCGCCTGCAATTTCACATTCTCGGCCTGGACCTTGGGATCGGCGCCCTTTTGCGCCATCGCCTGTTGCATCGCCTGCGGCGACGACAATTTGTCGGCGGTCTCTTCGATCACCTCTTCGAGCTCGCGGCCGACGCGAAAAGCCCTTACCCCGAACATCAACAATTGCCCGGCGAGCGGCGCCAGCTCCGGCTTCTGCATGACCATCGGCCCCCACGCCTCGAGGAACTTGGTCATCGATTCGATAAATTGGGTTCTATCCTGCTTTTCCCGGCTCTCGTCGCCGACGATCGTCGAATCCGTCTCGATCTCGATCTTGAACCGCCGCAGCAGATTGTTCTTGAGCAGGCCAAACACATCCTCTTGGGTCGGAGTCTGACCGATCGGGGGGTGTCCGGTCGCCGGCAGCGGGGGAAGCATTATCGCTCCTCGATCATCGTGGGCCAGCCCCCATTGCGCCGCTCGCCGGAACGGCGGCCGGCGGTCCCGCGCCGAGTCCCGGCCGGATGGGCAGCGGCGGCCGCTGAGTCGGCGTCGGAAGCCCCGGCGCCGGCGCCGGGCTCGGCGCTGTGGGATCGGCGGCGGCCATTTGCAGGTGGCGCTGCGCCGCGAGATGGGCGAGCATCAAAGTGAGCCTGCTCGGCAATTTCATGTTGCTCATTTCCATGACCGTCGCCGGCGCGCAATATTGGGCGATGATCTGTCCGACCAGCCTAGCGATGTCGCGGCAAAATCTCGCGATCTCGGTCTGCCGGTCCTTGATCCGCGTGCCGCCGTATTGCGCTTTGAGTTGCTGCGCCCCCTCGGTTTCCTGCGGATCGGTGGCGCCGCGCATGATATCCGAGATTCCGATGATCTGGTAGACGTCCTCAACCAATTGCTGGCGCAGCTTGATGCATCCTTCGAGCACCGAGATCACTTGCTCGACCGGGACCCACACGATCGGCGCCGCCTTGCCGCCGCCGCCTTCCAGGAATTGCGAAAATCCCTGCACCGCGATCAATTTGTTCTCGAACCCTGGCGACATCGCCTTTTCGATCTCCGGCGAACCCTCGCCCTGCGGTCCGGCCGGATAGAAGCCGACGAGCTTTAAGGCGTCCGACAGGCCGCCGATCCGCGCCGTCAATTGATCGATCTCCTCGGCCTGATCTTGATAGAACACGAAGTCCGGCACCGGCACCAAGCTATCCGGCGACAACGTCCCATAGGCCGGTCGCGGGCAGGGATAAAATCCGTCGAGCTCGAGGTAAGGCTTGCCGCTTTCCAGGATTTCTGGATAGCCGGGCGACACCCACAGCACCTCGTTTTTCGCCTTGTCCCAGACCTCCCAGACCGCCGCCTTGCGGACCTGGCTGGCGCCGGCGGCGGTGCCCCGCTCGTCCTCGTCGGCCAATGGGTCGGCATCGAGGGCGATCTCCTTGCCGACCTTGGCGCCGAACCGCTTGGTAATTTCGGCCCGCGTCATATAGGCCCGGAACGCGACCCATTGGCACTCCGACCAGACCCGCGCCGGTTGATGCCGAAAATCCAATCGTTGGACGAACCTTATTCTGACATTCTCGAATTTGATCTTGCGCGGACTGCTTCCCGGTCCGCAGGGCTCATCGCGATCAGCTCCCGGGCGCGCGCCTGGAACAGCTCCAATTGCGCCTTGACCGCCGGGTAATCCGGGCATCCCGATGCCGCCAGCTCCTCCGCCAAGAGTTCCCAGAACACCGAGTCCGGGTGGTAAAATTCCGCCTCCTCCAAGGCCTCCAGCAAATCGGTCACCCGCGTTTCCGCCTGCTTGAGGAAGACCAGGGTTTTCCGGTCCTTGAATGATGCTTTCGGCACCTGAAATATCCTCGATCTGATCGTCCTCGGTCTCATATTCCGGCTCATAGTAAACTCTTGCGACGCCGCGCGCGTAGAGCAGGAAATCGTCGCGGACCATCTTGAACTCGGTGTCGAAGTCGGCGGCGTCAAAGGAAAAATTCACCGCCCGCTCGAGCACCTCGCCGGCTTGCCGGGCGATCGGGTCTTGATCGCGGTAGCGGCGCGACACCACGGCATGCGGCGGCTTGGCGTAGATCGCGCTCTGCATGGTCTGGACGTTCGACCACAACATCTGATATTTGCGGATTCTGACCAGCGCCGAGCCCTCGTAGAGGTAGCGCCGGCGGATGATCCGGCAGCGCTCCTCATAGCGCGACATCCCATCGTCCCTGCGGGAGTCCTCGAGGCGGGAGAGCCAGGTCCCGACGTCGTCGCTCGGGCAAAGATCGTTGTCATTAGCAGCCATTATGCCCGCTCCCGCCTTTCCCGCTCCCGGTTGCCATAGGCGACATAATCACCGATCGTCAGCTCCTCGGTCGGAATGAACAGCGGCTTTGGTTCCGGCGTGATCTCCTTGCGGATCATTTTCCAGGCCATCGCCAAATACCGAAAAGCATCGGCGCCGTGCGAGGCCCAATCATGCTCGGCGACGTCCCGGAACACTCTGAGCCGCTCACTCCAATCCTGCCGGTATTGGCGCAGCGCCTCGAGCCCGGCGGCGCACCTCTGGGCGTTGAACTTGGCGATTCTCAAGGTCATCTTGGCGGCATTGATCCCATCGTCGACGCTATGTTTTGGCACCAAACAAGGCTTCCGCCCGGCGGCGCGCAAGGTCTCCACCCTTGTCCGCCCGGTCTCGAACGAATGCACCTTGGCGTCGTGCGGCAGATAATCGAATCCGTCATAGCCCAATTGGGTCAATTTGGCGATATAGTCGTCGAAATAATACCCTTGGACCTGGATGAAATCATGGATGAGCGGGCCGCGCTCACCGACCTGGAACGCCCAGATCGCCATGTTCGAGCCGTTGCCCAAGTCCCAGGCGCAATGCATCGGCGCCGGCAGCACCGGCAGATCGTCGACGAGGCGCCCCTCGATCTCGGCCTGCTGCATGTCCTTGCCGTAATAGGCGCCGAGAATCGCGGCATAGGGATCGCATTCGAATTCGGCGGCATAGGCCTCCGGCGTCATCAGGCGGCGCGCGTCCTCAAGCTCGGCCTCCGGCACGACGCCGGTCTCCGAGGCCTTCAGAAGCAGCGAGAACCAGGCCGGATCATGGGCGACGTTTTTGTAGAGTTGCCACAATTGGTTGCGGCCCTTGATCGTGCCGATGATCGTGGCAAAGCCGCCGCGGTCGGCGAGCATCGGCCGGATGATCTGGGTCCAGAGAGACGGCGCGATGTCGGCGAATTCGTCCAAAACCGCGCCGTCCGAATAGGGGCCGCGCAAGGCGTCCGGATTGTCCGCCCCGAACAGGGTAATCCTAGAGCCGCCGAGGAGATCGACTCTGAGCTCGGCGATGTTCGGCGGGCAGGCCTGGACCGGCGCGGTGAATTGGGTGAGATAGTCCCACGCCACCGTCTTCGCCTGGTTGCGCAACGGCGCGATGTAGTGGAACCGCCCGGCCGGCTTTTTGAGGTCGAGGGCGAAATCGATCAGGTCCATCAGGCTCGCCACCGTCTTGCCGCTGCGCCGATGGGCGATCATGCAGGCCCAGCGTTGGGTGCGATGGTGGAAACCGCGGAAGATCTGGCGCGGCTGGTAGCCGAGCTTAATCTGCGGGGTCGGGGGAATCACGGCGGTCTTACTTTCCACCTACAACAAAATGATTGATTGCGCGCAAGAAATCGTGAACAAGGTCCGACCAACAAAAGGAGCATGGCTTGTCGCCCGCAAAGAGAGTCCTCCAAGAGAAATATGGGAAACCACGCTCTATTTACGCTTTCGGGCTGAAAATGAGCCGCCGCGTAAAAAAAGCGCCCGATCGCGATCGCGATTGTTCCGCCGCAACGCGAGAGTACACTCTTTATCTTGTGCCGCTCTTGAGAGATGGTATTTACGATTACTGGGACTATTGCGTTATCGATCGTCTCTTCGAACTTGTCGGGACCACAGGCGTTGGGCGCATCTTCACTAAGTTGGGCCTGATCCATCAATTGATACATTGCCTTCGAGGGCGATTGAGCGATGAGACCGTCAATTTCACTATCCACTAAGGACCCCCTCCATGGCACCTCACACCCACTGGAAAACATCGAACAATGGTAACGACTTCATCCTCACCGTCACCGGCGGCCGGTTCACCGTGCTAGCCGAAACGCCGGAAGGGCCGGTTTTGCTGATGCACGAGAATTTCGACACCCCCAAAGAATGCAAGGCGTACGCCGAGCGATTGGTCTTGCTCGTCGCCATCGACAGGCTGCGCCAGCGCCGCGATGACGACGACGAGCCGCCGCCGGCACTTGCCGTAGCCGCATAAAGATCACTGATCTGCTGGATCATTGCCTTTTGGTCGCACTCCCAGGATCGCGAAGGCCCGCTCGGCGCCATCGATTACCGCGATCTCGACCTGGGTTTTCAGCCGCCGCGTCGACAAGGTCTCGAGGGCGCGCTCGTTCCAGATCGTATAGAACGAATGCGCCCGCGCCTGCTCGAGCGAAAGCACCTCCGTCTTTTCGTCCTTGAGAAAGCCCTGCAGCCGCTTGACCTGGCGCTCGGCCTTTTTAAATCCGCTCGGATAGCTCGTGGTTATCTCGCCCGGCATCAGGCGCTTCAATCCGACCTTGGGAATGGCGCGGAAATGGATGCCGAAGGTCCGCCGCAGATAGCCGCGCGCGCTGGCGATCTTGCCGTCCGCCCCGTGCGGGACGCGCGCCCCGGCGAGATCGGCGAGGGTCGAGCGCGCAATGCTTTCGCCCTCGTTCAGCGCCTGCAGCGCATCGATGATCTTGGAGGTGGCCTCGGAACGGGTCGGGATCATGATGGTTCTCCTTTACGATGCCGTGTCGTGTTGTGGGGTGCAGTGTCGTGGGGTGAAGTGCCGTGTCGTGGGGTGGGGTGATGTGATGTGTGATGGGGTGTTGTGCCGTGTCGTGCTGTGGGGTGTCGTGTTGTGAAGTGATGTGAAGTGCTGTGCGGTATAGTGATGTCGCGTGGGGTGCTGTGTGGTGATGTGGGGTGCAGTAGCGTCCTGTGTTGTGTTGTGGCGTGCGGTGTCGTGTGGGGATGTGGGGTGGCGTGCGGTATCGTGGCGTGGGGTGCAGTGCGGTGGCGTGCTGTGAAGTGACGTGGCGTAGCGTGGCGTGCTGACATTACGTCGCGCCTGTTGGAGTTTCGGACCAGACGAATTTGGTGCATTTGAAGCGGCCGCTCGAGCCGCCGTTCTCCGGCCGGTTCTGGCCGACCCCGACGAGCAGCCCAGCCTCGTTCGCATGCTGCTCGAACACCGCCGGGGTGATCGTCTCGTCGACGACGATCACCTCGAGCTCGCCGCGCCAGGCCTTGACCTCCGGGAAAAACCGCACCACCCGCTTGCCGGAGCCGGCGACGCCATCGGCGTTGCAGCTCACCGCGATGCGGCCGACTTTCTCCTTCTTTTGGCCGACCGGAACACCAGCGGGCACCATCACGCCGGCCATGAAATGCTTAGTGTAGGTCGCCTTGCCGCGGTTCTTGATCTGGATCGACAGCATCTTGGCGGCGCGGTCGAAGGCTTTTTTGAACGCCGCCGCCGGGATCATGATTTCGCCATTGCCGTCGGTCGTGCATTTCTCCCGCCAGGTCCGCTCCTCATAGGCGTCGGGGCCTTCTTTCTCTAGCTTCTCAGTAAAGTGCTGGCGGCTCTGGTAATAGGGCGCCCGCGATTCCATTGTGATCATGCATTTTTTCATGTTTCAGCTCCTTTGTGTTGTGACGTGCGGTGCAGTGAAGTGGAGTGCTGTGGGGTGCAGGGCCGTGTGGTGCTGTGTTGTGCCGTGGCGTGACGTGCCGAGTTGTGTCGTGCCGGGTCGTGCCGCGATGTGCAGTGACGTGGGGTGACGTGAGGTGCGGTGCTGTGGCGCGATGTGCAGTGCTGTGATGTGGCGTGATGTGATGTGGAGTAGAGTGTGGTGCGGTGTGTTGATGTGATGTGGAGTGGCGTGAGGTGCCGTGACGTGAGGTGCCGTGCAGTGTCGTGCGGTAAGGTGCAGTGCAGTGCAGTGGCGTGAGGGGAGAATCATCATGGCGAAGGATCCTCCTCCGGATCGAGCGCATCCGCCCCGGTCGGCTCGAGGAGCCGCGTCAGGATCGCGACCACCGCCCGGTCGACATCGCGCTCGAGCCCTTTCGCCCGGGTCAGGCCCTCCATGCTGCGCTCGCGAAAATATTCCTTCTGGGCATCCCGCATGCGGCGCACCAGCAGCGCCAAATCCCGTAGCTCGGTGTTCATGATGTCAAACCTCGCGCTCCTATTGTGTTGTGTCGTGCAGTGCCGTGCCGTGACGTGCCGTGGTGTGATGTGACATGTTGCGACGTGACGTGGCGTGAGGTGGCGTGGAGTGGAGTGCGGTGCGGTGCCGTGGCGTCCTGTGATGTGCTGTGGGGTGCGGTGCGGTGCAGTGTTGTGATGTGACGTGATGAAAAGCGGGCATCGTCAGGATCGAACTCCGGTCAAAACGTTGACGATTATCGTTTGCCGCGGGTCGCTGCTATCGCCGTCGAACGGCGCCGGCCTTCCCCAGGCATAGGCCAGAACATCCCGACACGCCGCCGCGCGCACCGTCTCGACCTTGGCATGGAGTGCCAACCTAATAAGTTCCGCCGCCACCTTCGGCGCCGCGTCGATCGCGAGCTGACGCCCTAGCCGCTCCGAGAGCTTGCCGAGCGGCCGGCCGCCCTTCTTGCCGTTTTCCGCCGAGGCCTTGGCCTTGGCCGCCGAGGCGCCTTCGAACGGCTTAAAATGCCGCGTTCCGGGCAGGCTTCCGGTCATTTGATTGAACCAAATTGGTACTGGCGCATTTTGCGATTCGTCTAGTGTTCCTACACGCTGGATGATACTTGCCCCAATACTACACAGAAAAGGAACTAAGCCAAATGTCAAAAGATCGAACAAGACAAGCGCTGGCGCTTTCCGCAAGACTGTCGCGGCCGTCCCCGGCGGCCCTTCCCGGCATCACCGCCGGCGCGATCGCGTCGCTCGAGGCCGAGACCGTCCGCGTCCTGCGGGAGGCCACCGCCGCCGCCAATGGTCACGCCAGCGCCCACATCGTCGTGAGCGACGGCGCGCTCTCCGGCTACGTCCAAGACGGCCACACCACGGTCCGCTTCGGCGGTGGCGCGGTCGCCGTCACGACCCGCGCTTAAACCGCCAGCGGAGGCCGCTGAAGGCACCCTTTGGCGGCCCCCGCACCTCCCCCCCTCATTTTAGGTTTGTTGCGGAGCCAGTCCTCGATCGCCGCGTCGAGGTAATCTCGACCGTAGCTTTCGTCCCCCATTGCATCGGAAATTCGCGCCACAAGCCCACAGAGAACCGACAACAGCATGGACTGGGCTCGTTCCCCGGAAATTTCGGCATAGCGCATCACCTGCAGATTTCTGGCGATCGCCGTCTGCAGGTCGTCGAGCAGCTTCATGCCGAGGTCTCGCTCTAGCCCGCTCGGATAAAATTCTTGCATCGCTCAGGTCTCCTTTGGCACCTTGGCGCCAAACAGCTGTTTGGCGGCGGGCGAAAATTGCACCGGCTGGTCGCGATAGGCGGCGAGCTTCGCCTCGTCGAGCGCCGGGATGGTCGCGTCTCCATTGCCCGGCCGATCTCTGGCCTTTTTCGCCTTGCTTTGCGCGCTAGCCCGCCTCTCCAGCGGGCGCGGCGACGCGCGCGGCATTCTGGTAGAAAGATTCAGATTAGACTCTGGTTCTGGTAGTGGGGGGAAATTTTGCTTGGATTTTTGCTTGAAATTTTGCTTGGATTTTGCTTGAGGTTTTGCTTGAGGTTTTGCTTGGCGCACCACCGTTGATTTTATTCCACCTTCCCGCCCAGATGCCACCCTTTCCCTGGCTTTTTTCAGCTCACGTTCTACGCGATTATGGCGCCACATTCCGATGGGGTTATCGGGGGGTATATCGGGGGGTATATCGGGGGGTATATCGGGGGGTATATTCTCAAAGTACCCTTCCAGAAATGGCCGTAAGCGCTTCCATTTGTTGACATGCACGCGAACCAGCCTAGCTAAAGTTTTATCGTCGGAAAAAAGAGGGCCACCGTTTGTCCAATAGGAATCAATTAGGCGCCGATAGGCCCCGTCTTGTTCAAGCGAAAGGGCCATCGTGTCGCGCAAATAATCGCCCGGATAAAACGGGAAATGATTGAGGCTCATCCGGCGGCCTCGCGCGCATCGTTGCCAAACGGCCCGTCATCGCCATTCCGGAGGCATCCAGTCGGCCATAGATGCCGCGATACGTCACTTCCCCCAAACAGCGGCCCGTCATCGCGCGGCCTGCCTTGGGCCTTGATGCTTTCGCGCGAACGCTCGTCAGGTCCGGCAAGAACAAGCGCCATGCGACGCTGAATGTCACTAATATATTCTGGCTCGCGTTCAATAAGAACGGCGCGGAAACCTTCGCGAAAACACGCTTCGCCAGTCGCGCCGGTGCCAGCAAACAAATCCAGGCATGTTCCACCTTTTGGTGTGGCTAAGCGGACGAGATATTGAATGAGGTCGATGGGCTTGACGGTAGGGTGTTTCGATCCTAGCCGATCATCGGAGTCCGCCTTCGCGGAATAAAAAAAGCGCGCGGCAGAGCCGGAGTCGCCAACATATGACGCATTACTTCCAGCCCTTGGCGTTATGCCGCTATCAAATATGCTCGTTTTGCTGTCGTTTTTCTTCGCAGACCCGCATGGTTGACAGCTCTCAGGAAACGCCGCGAGCACTTCCTCGCTGCCGTCGTGGATGAGATTGGCCGGCCAGCGGCCGAGAGCACTATCAGGCGTTGGCTCACGCTCATAATTTGGGCCGCTCATGCAGGTGTTGACGGATGCCTTGCTGCCGCTCTTTGACCATCCGCTTTCAAACTGGCCAGGAATCTTGCACGCCCCAACATTGATAGCGCCGGTCCCCCATTTGAGAATATTTTGGATGCCGTTCAATCCGCGCTCGAAAGGCTTTTGCCCCATGTAGATTGGCTCAAGTGCGGGCTTGAGCGATTGCGTGCCATAGAACCATCCATCCCATTCACGGGAGGAAGCGGTGGCGGGGGCCGTTATGTCCATCGTTGTTACTCCTTCAGCCCATGGTCGCTTCCACCCTTTGTTTATATTCTCGCTGCCAGCACTTGGAGTTTTCTTTATCGTTCTCACAACCTCCCTTTCCACCCCAGCTATCCGATCAATATGCTTGCTCACCGAATGCGCTTTCGGAAATCCTGTTCCAAAACACCAGCCGATCATCGGATGCGTGATGAGTCCAGCGTCCTCGATCGCGCAGGCCATCCGATGGTAGGTGCGAGAGCTGGAGAACGCGAGGAGGTATCCGCCCGGCTTGAGGACGCGCAGGCATTCGGCCCATAATTTGATATCGAATGCGATATCGCCGCCATCCCATTTGGCCCCCATGAATCCGCCGGACAGACGCTTATATTGGCCGGCATTTATATACTCCAAGTTCTTTGTCTTTGGTTGCTCAAGATTAGATCGCCGCTCATTGGAGAAGCGCTTGACAATTGATTGGAGGTGGTAAGGCGGGTCACAACAGATTGAATCGATGGAATTATCCGCAAGATTACGCAAAACTTCGCGACAATCACCGGCATGCAAAATCACGCGGCCATCGAGAAAAGATTGCGGCGCGCTCACGGCTCTACCGGCTCCCCAAGTTTTATTTCCTCGCGCTTTTTCCGCGCAAAGGCGCGGGCCGCGGTCCGGCGCTTTTCGACGTAATCGGGATCGGTCTTGGAGCGCTGCAGATAGTAATCGTGATAATATCCATTCCGAAGCTTCCGTTTATATTCCGCATAGACCTTGGGCCCTTTCGCGACGCTCATCGCCCAGCCTCCCGCGAAACGACCTTGACCCGCACGCATCCCCACCCGTCAAACGTCTGGAGAACCTGATTGATCTTCCAGGCGACGACATGCGGAATCCCCACCTTTAGGCACCACCGGCGCAGTTCGTCCTGTTCTTCGCTCAGCTCCTCGCCGAGGCGTTTCAACTCAAGAAAATGGGGGAGCGCACGGGGCGAGATCAGCAAGATGTCGGGCCAGCCTCTTTGCAGGCCGAATCTTTTCATCCGCGCCGCCGTGATGATGTCCCGGAGGCCGCCGCTCGGCATGTGAGTCCAGCGCCAATCCGGCAGGCAATGGGCGCGCAGCAGGTCGGCGACAGCAATTTGTAATTCGCACTCTTCCGGCGTCGGGACGCGCAACTTGCGGAGGCGCGGCTTGCCGCCGGCGGCAAGCACCAGGAGGGGCGGATCGGCGGTCATGGCCGCACTTCGCCACGCATCCTGCTTGCCCCCGCCTCGCCGAGCGCCGTCGTCGCGAAATCGCCCAGGGCGGATAGATATTGCTCAAGGAGCGCGTCGGCCGCCTCGCGCTGTTCCTCGGTGAGCTTGCGGCGCCTGACGATGGCGCGCACGGTGTCGCGATCATAGCCGGCTTGCTTCAGCTCCTTGAGAACTTGCTGGCGGTCAGAAGTATTTTCTTTTTGCTCGGCCTCCAGAACCTCGATCCGCTCGATATAGCCGCGCAGATCCTCGCCGCTCACCGTATTCCGCAGCGGCTCGCCGCTGTCGTCGCCGTAGCTGGTGGCCCAGTCATCTTTGGGCTTATTCTTGCTGCCTAGCCGCGTTGCCATTTTCGTTTCCTTTCATTCCGCCGCCTCGTCCTTTGGCGCGGGCAGCAGGAAATCGTTGGGGGTCACCGCGCCGTCGGTCGCTTTGGCGATTTTGACCATAACGTCAGGGGCCGGAACGCGCGTGCCGGCCAGATACCTGTTGACGGAAATGTGGCCCACGCCGATGCGCCGCGCGAAGTCTGCTGGGGAGATCCCTTCGCGAGCCATAAAATCTGCAAGCTTCACACCGCGCATAAAATCTGCAAGCTTCATACCGCATCAATGCCATAATGGAATTAAAAAGCAACTGATTTTTCCCAAAAATTGATACCCCCATTTGAGTATTCATGCCTATTCCGGCCCGGAACCGCGCGTGCTACCATTCTGGCAATGAATCCAATGAATCGGCTCATGTTCTTCCGCAAGCGCCTCGGAATAACGGCGTCCGAGCTCGCGCGCCGCGTCGGCGCGCAGCAGCCGGAAATATGGCGGCTTGAGCGCTGGCCGGAGCCCGGCGGCCGCAAGATGACCCGCGAATGGGCCGACCGCCTGGCGAAGCCGCTGGGCGTGTCGCCGTTCCAGCTGCTGTATAGCGATCTCGATGAAATGATGGGCGATGCGCTCCCGCCCGCGGTGCTTCCGGAAAAGGAGTTTATCGAGCGATTTCTGCCGGTTATTGCAGACTGTGCGGCGCTGCTTTGCGGCGTTTTCGAGATTCCCGTGGAAAGCCCGGAGGCGGTCGCGGCGCTTGCGGAAGGGCTTGCACGACTTCTTGCAAAGCGAGGGCGCGCTGGACCACCTTCCGCGAAGGACATTCTTCGGCTAAGGCGCGCGTTGCCGCCAGTTCCGCCCGGAACCACTCCCGTAAAGCCGCGACCTCATAGGTAGCCGCCCG